TCACCGAACCATTTATCGGTTGAATCGAAAGCCGTGTTGACATCCTTGCGCTTGCCGTCAGCCCACTTGCCGACAGAGGCAAAGGATTTGTCCATCTCTTTTTGAGAATCAGCGAATTTGTCACCGAAATATTTCGGCGTCGATTCGAACGGCTTTTCAATCTCTTGGTTCTTATTGCTGGACCATTGACCCATATCGGACCATTCGTCCTGTGCATTCTGCTTGCCCTTTCCGAAGATATTCTTGAAGAAGTCGCCAACACCAGAAAATACGCTCTTGATGCCTTCCCACGCCGACAAGAATAAATCTTTAAGCAATGACGGAATGTCGCTCAAACCGTCCAAAATCGCCTGAATAATATCAGGTAACGCGGCAACCAGCGCAGTTATGACTTCGGGGATTGCACCGACAAGACCCATGAGCAGCTGAACCGCAGCCTGCATGAATGTTTCCCTCTGACGGATAAAGAAATCCACCAGAGAAGTGATGATCTGCGGCAACGCAGCCAGCAGCGGCGGAAGCACCTGCGGGATCGCCTCAATCAGAGCATAGAACAGCTGAATGCCGCCGTCAATCAGCATAGGAACAGCGGTTGTCAAAAATCCGGTAATTGTGCTGATAATCTGCGGCAGAGCTTCAACCAACGAAGCCACGAAAGACGGGATTGCTTGAACGATCCCCATCAAGAGCTGCAGACCGGCTTGCAGCAGTTGTTCGGTGCCGGACAGCAGACCGGACACCAACTGCGGGATGATCTCGATTGCCTTGTTTACGATCTCCGGTATCGCCTGTCCAAGTCCCTGAATCAAAGCCGCACCAAGCTTGAGCGCAGCATCAACCAGACTTGGCGCCGCGTCCAAAATTCCGGTAATCAGCGTTTTAACAAGAGTGACCGCCGAATCAGCAATATTGCCCGCAGATTTTGAGATACCATCAACAAGCGTTTTCACCAAGTCAACCGCAAGCGCTCCAAGCTGCGGCAGCATAGAAGTGATTTTGTCGACGCCTTGCGTGACGACATTTCCGAGCGCTTCACCGACCCTTGCGCCGGCATCCTCCGAACCTTTCGCCATGTCCGCGATTCCGGTGACGACATCGGTAAGTCCTGGAAGAAATTCCGCCGCCAAAGACCGCTTGAGACCGTCAATCGTGCCGTTCATCAATGTCAATGAATCTTGGAAGTTTGCAGAAGCCTTGACGGCATCATCCGACATGACCATGCCGTATTCAACAGCCTGTTCACGAAGTTTCGCAGTCTCCTCTGCCGACTGATTCAGCAGCGGCACAAGATCTTGACCGGCACGACCAAAAATCTGTGTTGCAGCAGCCGCTCTTTCCGATTCGTCGGAAATTCCTTGCAGCGAAGTAACAACCGTTTCGAAGATTTCTTCACGGCTCTTGCCTTGAAGCTCATCCATAGACAGCCCAAGCCGCTCAAATTTATCAATCGCGGTTTGCGATCCGTTGCTAGCTGAATCAAAGGTGGTTGTCAGCTTCTTCATGCCGCCTTCCATGTTGTCCATGGACGTTCCGGCAAGCTGCATAGCGTAGTCCCACTTCTGGTATTCACCGTAAGACAGACCGACCTTCTGACTGTTCTTGTCAACAGCATCGCCATATTCGGCAGTCTCTTTGACCGCCTCTTTCATCGCTGTGCCAAGTTCTTTGAGCGCATCTATACCAGCCTGAACAGCCTTTGACGCAAGGTCAGCAAGCGCACCCTTCAGGACAGAAAAGCCGCCCTCGGCATCTTTGGCATCTTTACCGGCTTTATCTACTTCGTCACCGAGCTTGTCCGCAGATTTCGACGCATCCTCTTGTTCGCTGTCCAACTCACCCAAAGACCGTTGGTATTTTCCCATCTCGCCTTCGGTCTGCTTGACGGCAGCTTCTTGTTTCAGAACCTCAACATTCAGCCGGTCAATCGCAGCCTTGTTTCGGTCCTGTTCCTTCTCAACAGATGCAAGCTCGTTTTCGTATTTCTTATACTCGGCAGAAGTTTTTGAAACACCGTTTGCGGCAAGCTCTTGAAGCTTTGCCTTGAGCTGTTCCGCACGGTTTCCGTTCTCGGTATAGGCTTTCTGATTCCGCTCCAGCTCCTGCTGATAAGCCGATAGCTTTGTCTTTTGCGCACCCAGCACCGATTCAAGCTGATTCAGTTTCGCCTTGATACCGTCAGCCGATTTCGCCCAGTCGTCCATGCCGGCAGAAGCCGCTTTAAATTGCGCGTTCGCCAGCTTAATCTGCTGGTTTGCCTCGGATATTCCTTTTTTTAGGTCAGAGACATCGACCTTGAATTTTGTGGTGATATCGTCGCCACGCGCCATGCAATCACATCCCGTTAGAACCAATCGTCACCGGCACGACGCCGGATTTTCTTCGGTTTCGTTTCGTCTTTCTTTCTGCGGGTGTATTCATTCAGCCTATAGACCAGCAAAAAGATTTCGTGCGCCCGTTCCCGCCGTACATCAACAGGTGTCCAGCAAGGGAAACGCTCGCACAGACTGATTTCGAGTTCGAAAAAAGTTTCATAAATGGTGAGATCGCTCTCACCCTCATTTAGTTTTTTGAGTTAAAATCGCGCAGTTCGCTGATCGTGTATTTGACAACATCAATCAGCACGTATGCAATGTCCTTTACCCGCGCATTCTTCAGTTCTTCGTCGGTCAGACCGTCAAAGATATCTTTCAGCAGATCGCGCACGGTGTCCATGCTGCGCATAACAAGCCCCATGACGAGCTTGAAAATTTCCATTTCATCGCCGGACTTTAGTTCGTCCAGTTTCACAGCTTTTGCGACATCCTCAACCACGCCCCACATAAGGTCGTAAGTGTCGGCAGTATAGGTTTTGACAACCTTCTTTTTGTCATAAATTTTCAGCTTCATATTAAATCACCTTTCTTGAAAGTTATGGGTAATCCGCAGGGGAAAGGAGGAAAGCCCCGCGGAAACACGGAAACCCATCAAAACCGTGCTGTCCCCATGAAGTAAGCTCTTTTAACCTTGTTATACCCTGTTAGGGCGTTTTAACCGTCAGAGTATCGGGCGTGGTGACGGTATCGAAGAATGTGGAAACATTCGCAAGATCCTTTGCCACATCAACGACAACAGCCTTTGCGCCCTTGCCGGTTTTGGTGAATTTGTGCGTAGTCGCGATACCAGTGTAGACCAGCTCCTGACCGTTCGCATCTGTGGAATCATTCTCGGTAGTGTTGGTTTCGTCCGGAATGTTGAATGTGCCCTTGAGACGCCACACGTAGATCTCGTCGCCGTTGGTCTTTTTCGTTTTGTAACCCAAAGCAAAATACTTCAGATCGCGCACGCCCTCGAACAGAGCGCCGGTTGTAGAATCATAGTTCTGTCCGGTAATGGTTGCAAGCACATCCAGCGGGATAGCGGATGCGCTGATAGTCACTTCATCAGAAGAAGTGTTGGAAACGATAACCGCAGGGATATTATCGTAGTAGTGGGCTTCGTTCGAGCTGTCGGTCGTTTTCGAGATTTCCGCAACACCGGCAATAGCGAACACGGGACCGGTCACAAAGCCCTCGCCCTCGGCGGTATCGTTGTTATCCTTGAGCACTTCAGCGCAGACAAGAGCCTCGACGCCTCTATACTCAACGATTTCTTGAAGAGTTGCACTAGGCATAGTTATGTACCTCCATTGTCAATTATTAGCGCGTTCATTCCGCGCCCTGTGTGTGTTGGTTCATCCGACATCAGATCATAGCCTTTGCCGGATATAATGAAGCCGTTCGCTTTGAGAACAGCTTTCGCCTCGAGAAGCATATTATTGACAAGCTCCGGATTCACCGAATAAAAGTTCACATCGAACGACCAAGTGAAAGACACCGGCTCATTGTCATAGTGATTATTGTCGTCACTTGAATTATTCCAGAATGTGAAAAAACTCTCTGGATATGCACAATCCCCAAGCGACCCTTGCAAAAAGACAGGATAGCCGAAACTCTCCAGCAGTTCGATCAATTTTCCCTTCATTCGATTTCACCCATTGCTTTCAAAAATATTTCCTTCTCGGCGTTGATGACCTCGCCTTCAGTCTGCGACGAATAAAAAGCATCATACAAAGATTGCACTTTTGCCATCTTCGGCGTTCCGTACATCAAGAAGATTGACGGCAGACCGCCTTTGCGGATATTGAAGCCGACATCAACAGAAGCCTCGCTCCCGCTCCACTTGATTTTCGGTGTCCGTTGCAGACTTGCGGCAGTGTCACCGTGCGAATAGTGACCGCGAGCAGGTAAGTTTGATTTTGCAATCGCTTGTTCCGCTTTTGCGGTCACGATTTCATGTGCTTTCGTCAGTGCTTCTTCGGTGACGGCTTTCGTGTCTTTATCAAGCCGTTCGAGTTTTTTCATCATCTCGTCCAGCCCCTCAAAAGACAAGGACATTTTTGCCAAATCAAGCACCGCCCTTGTACCGGCGAACCTTAAACACAAGATACTGATTCCGCATCTCGATGTTCTCCGGCTCTCCGATAATTTCATAAATTGCCCCTGTTGCCCGAACACAGACAGCGCAACCGCTTGTAATGTCCGGTCTGTACCAAGTTTCGACAGTCGCGGTGTCCTCGATACTGTAAACACCGTTCACGTCTCTGTCGGTGCCGCCGTAGGACTTGAAACTGCCGAAAATCGGTTCTCCAGTCTCAACGGAATAACTTTTCTTATTTACTCCGTAAGCCTTTGTAATGACCGGTTTTAAGAGCAGCAGAGGCGTTGAAAAAAGGTTTGGTGTAAACATCACACCGCAGCAACCGTGATTGCGCCGGAAGCAAGCGTGGCGGTGTAAAGCGTGATACCGTCAGCGACGATTTCGCCGTCAGCTTCAGCAGCCGCGCCGCCGATCTTGAAGCCTTCGAAACCGTAGTCAGCCACGAAATACACAACACCGGCAGTTGCTTCACCGAAGTCGAGACCCTTCACCGGCTGGTCAGCAAGCAGATTGCCAGCATCGGAATCACCGGCAACAACGAAGTGACCTTCGACATCCGAAGCCTTCAGCACATCGAACGTCACGCCCGCGATTTTCAGCACAAGCGCGATCATCGACAGAAAGTCGATTTTCTGAATCGGTACGATACGATCCTTGTTAATCATGTTGATCAACTCCCTTTAAAAGATAATTGAGTGGCGCGTTGCAAAAAGTATTCACTCAACTTGCCTTGCCCCGCGCCGTAGTTCCAGAGATCGGAGACGCCACGGGCAACGAGACCGTAAGTGATTTTTTCGCTCGGGACACCGGCATCATTCAGGAACGCCACAACCTCGTCGATATACACCTGAAGCGTTGCGTCCTGATAATCTCCCGTAATTCCCAAAGCCTTTTTGACTTCCATCAGCATTGTCCGTGTCCTCCTGTGTTATGATTGATTAAGCCAACGATGCGGTCACATAATCGTTTGCGCCGCCCGACACAGTGTTTTTAACTGCGCTGCTATCAATGAACGCAAACTCATAGTCTGTGCCGTCGAAGGACGCATACTGGACAGCCAGCTTAAACGTAGCCGAACCGACGCCAGCAGACATAATAACCGATTGACCTGCCGTGAGTGCATCATAGACTTCCTTGTTGGTTTTGTCACCCACGAACCGACCAGCTTCCTGTCCCGCCGTCAGCGTCACGATAAGCGGTGCGCTGGAGGAGGTGGGGATGGGCTGCTCCGTGGTGGCAATAACGTCGCCACTGCCTTGATTTGTGCATTGAACAGACACAATTTTATTATCGTTTCCAGAATTTACAAAACCAATAAACAGGGCGCCATAAATACCCTGATACTCCACAGCCGAACTGAGCGGCAAGTCGACGTACATTCCATCTCTCGGATATTTCGCAACCACAACTTGATTTGCCGCATCAGCCGCCACAATGTCAGCCACAGTTACGCCGTCAGCGACTGTCCATGTGCCATCATCTTCAGTCAAAGTGACAATGAACTTTTCAGCACCGCCGCCGGATGGCGCGTCTTTTGCTGTATAATCGCCGTTGGCATCAAAGCCGAGAAACTTGTTTGCGTTTGTACTACCCTCGGCAGGAAAGTCGGCAGGTAAACCGCCGCCGCCAGAGCCGCCTTTGGGCGGTAACTCTTTCCATTCTCCGTTGCTGCAATAGAAATGTTTGCCCGTATCAATTTCGTGACAGATAGAATTCTCCGGTACGAGAGATGTCGGCTTGGTATCTGTGGACAGACATGCGAACTCATAAAACGGATGATCGCCGCCTGTTACTTTGCGAATTGTTGTTACCATATAATCACCTCATAGAGTTATGAAAAGCGCCTGTGACGAAACACAGGCGCTATATAATAAAACCGCCGTGCAAGACGGCGATAAAAGAACCGTTTGATTTACAAACGCTTATTCTGTTTCATCCACGTCGTTCTGCATGGATCTTAATAATGTATTGTATTCTTCCTCTGTGATTTCCACTTGTGAATCAGACGATTCCAAATGCGTATCACAAGTCAACAGCGCAAGAACATTTCCTTGCTGGTCAATTTGTTTATAATAGTATGTCATTGTTTACCCCCAGACAGCATAAACAAATGGGTTGTTTTTGAATTTCGCCGCAAATATACTACCATTTTCGTTTGCCTGTATGTTTGAAACGGTAATACTACTGTCGCTAATTGATATCGTCGCGTCGATAATTGGAACACCATATTTTTCAGTATTACCTGCAGCTATGCCATATACATGACCATCAGTATATGCTATACCTCCAATGTACGGATTACCAACACCACCAGAGGCAGTTACCATAACTGCAACGAAACCGACTGGCGTAAATGACATTCCTGAAAATGTCAAACTTGTCGCGTTATTCGCCGGTGTAATATTTCCGGTGATTACCTGATACAAATTGCTCGCAGGGATCTTGACAGACGCCAATGTCTTTCCGCTCTCAATAGAAACATCTCCGCCACTTTTTGACAGAGTTGCGATCGCATGTTGCGGAACAACCGAAACCGATCCTCCCGTATATTTACCACGTTGAATAGTTTTTGTCGTACTGGATGCTGTAAGAATAGTTGCCGGAGCGCCTCTTTGCGTTGGAATAACAAGATTGTTAATATCACTTGCAATGTTGTTTCCTTGAATGTGGCTCGATGAACCTTTTCTCGTTTTAACTTCGT